GAGTTTGAGAAGCGTCTAGCAATCTCCGCTCAGTTACTTAAAGAACGTGAAGTAGCTGTTAAGGAAAATTCTAAACCAAACTCACAAGCAACCTTACCACAAGGAGAATTGCCACAATGATATTAACAGGTAAAATGTTTGAAGATGCAATGAGTCAGATTAATGAAGCATTTGCACAAGTCAACAAGAAGGTTGACAAACTACAAGACGAGGTTAAGGCCCTGACAAAGGAGAAAGCCAATGGCAACGCCAAGAAAGGGCAAAGCAAAGGTTAAGGTAACAGCTAGTGGTAAGAAAGTTAGCTATGGCCAAGCAGGTAAAGCCAAGGACGGAGGCCCTCGTGTAAAGGCGGGGACTTCCAAAGGAGATAGCTACTGCGCTAGAAGCCTAGGCATTAAGAAGGGTTTGTCTAAAGCTAAACAGAACGACCCTAACACACCTAATAACTTATCACGTAAACGCTGGAAGTGTTCTGGCGCTAAATCGAGGAAATGACATGCCATACGGTACAGGTACATACGGAACAAAGGTCGGAAGACCACCTAAGAAGAAGAAAAAGCCAGTCAAGAAGCCAGTAAAGCGATGAAGGGTCAGACACACGGTGGCAAGGGAAGTGCCACTAGAAAGACCGATTCAGCCAAGTTTGCTAGCAATTGGGACGCTATATACAACAAACCAGCACAGAAGTCAAGTAAAAAGAAGAAATAACGCTTGACTTTCTTATGCTTTTATGTTATAATAACTAGGTAACCTACACTTAAATAACTGTCCTATTAGGAGAAACAGTAATGATTAGCAAAGAACTTGAACTATATTACCGTAATATGTACCAGATGTTTTCCTCTGACGGCTGGAAACAGCTACAAGAAGACTTGAAGAACAACGCGGTAATGATTAACTCAGTAGAGCTAACTAAAGACAACGATGACCTGCGCTTCCGCAAAGGACAACTCGCTGTTATTGCCAGCCTACTTAATCTTGAATCACAGATCGAAGCAGCCGAAGAACAGGCCAAGGAAGCAGCAGAGGACGAAGAAGTAGAAGAAGCCGCCTAATGAGGGCTATCTACGAGTACCGCTGTGAAGATGGACACACAAATGAACGCTATACAGATTCAGAGTGTACCCACATACCTTGTTTAGACTGTGACAAGATAGCAAGAAGAATTGTAAGTGCTGTTCGTTCTAAGCTAGACCCTCTATCTGGAGACTTTATGGGTGCGACCAGACAGTGGGAAAAGAACAGAGAACAGAAGCTGCAACAAGAACGCAAGGCCAACTCCTAACCGAAGCCCTGCATAATACACCTCCATAATGAGATTACTCACGGAGTTTAATAATGGCAACACTAATAGACGAGCGTCTTGAAGACGTTGACAACGAAGAAGAAATAACAAGTAGTCTGACTGAGGAACCTGAACAGGAGACTCCTCAAGAAGAAGACATTCCCGACAAGTACAAAGGAAAGTCAACCGCTGATATTGTAAGGATGCACCAAGAAGCTGAGAAGCTCCTAGGAAAGCAGAGCGGCGAAGTAGGGGAGTTACGATCAGTTGTTGATAACTACATACAGACACAACTCGACACCAACAAAGCACCAGAACAACCTGAAGAAGATATAGACTTTTTCTCTGATCCCGACAAGGCTGTCGAGAGAGCTATTAAGAATCATCCTTCAATCAGAGCTGCTGAAGCACAATCTCAGCAATATAGACAATCCACAGCACAGGCTGTTTTACAGAAGAGCCATCCTGACATGCAAGAGATTTTGCAAGACGGTAAGTTTGTAGATTGGATTAAAGGATCAAAGATTCGTACACAGCTCTTCGCGCAAGCGGATACGCAGTATGACTACGAAGCTGCTGATGAACTTTTCACTAACTGGAAGGAACGTCAAGGTGCAGTAGCGCAGACTGCTACAAATGAGAAAGCTAGTCGCAAGACCGCAGTTAAGAATGCCTCAGCAGGTAATGCCAGAGGTAGTGGTGAAGCAGCTAGTCGTAAAATCTATAGACGCTCAGACATTATTAAACTAATGCAAACCGATCCTGAACGCTACCTATCCTTGAGTGACGAGATCACCCAAGCCTATGCCGAAGGAAGAGTGCGCCAATAACTCTTATTTAAAGGAAGTATTATCATGACTACATCAGTATATCCCAATATGGGCGGAGCAGTAACTAACACTAGCGCCGCTAAGTTCATCCCTGAAATCTGGAGTGACGAAGTAATCGCTGCATACAAGTCTAACCTCATCATGGCTAACGCCGTTAAGAAGATGAGCATGACTGGTAAGAAAGGTGATGTCATTCACGTACCTAAGCCTACTCGTGGCGTTGCTCACGCTAAAGCTGCTGGTACTGCTGTAACCATCCAGAACACTGTTGAGTCAGAAGTTCTGATTAACATCAACAAGCACTTTGAGTTCTCTCGCTTGATTGAAGACATTACCGAAGTACAGGCTCTTGCTTCTCTTCGTCAGTTCTACACTGGTGATGCAGGCTATGGTCTGGCCAAGCAGGTTGATGATGATCTGTTTGCTCTGGGTAAGTCTTTCGGTGATGGCGATGGTTCTAGCTTTGTTAACAGTGGTTCTTTCCAGATCAACACTACTACTGGTGCTTTGGAAGCGTATGACGCTGACGGAACTGCCGACATTGGTGCTTTCTCTGACGCGGTTTTCCGTGGCTTGATTCAGAAGATGGATGATGCAGACGTTCCTATGGACGGCCGTACTTTCGTAGTACCACCTTCTTTACGCAACGCAATCATGGGCGAAGATCGTTACAACTCTACTGACTTCGTAGACGGCAAAGGCGTAGTAACTGGCAAGATCGGTAACCTATACGGTGTTGACGTACTTGTTTCTAGCAACGTACCTGTCCTTGAGACTGGTGTTCGTGGCGCACAGTTGATCCACAAGGACACCAACGTCCTTGCAGAGCAGCAGAGCGTTCGTTCACAGACTCAGTACAAGCAGGAGTTCTTGGGAACTTTGTACACTGCTGATACTCTGTACGGCTGTCAGGTTATGCGTCCAGAAGCAGGCTTTACCCTAGCAATCTTAGGATAAGCAAGTAACAAACTAGGGGATTCTTCGCGGAGTCCCCTTTTTACTTTTCTTTTGTTTTCTTAGGAGCTATACATGGCAATATTTAGAGGTGACGGAGGTGCGGGCGATTCCAATACGGACGCTACGCTACTAGCAGTCACAGCTCAAGCTGTTATAGCTACTACGAAAGCAAGCGATGCAGCCGCTAGTGCCGTAAGCGCCAGCGATTCCGCAACAACCGCAACAACCAAAGCAGCAGCAGCAAGTACATCAGCCACCAACGCAGCTAACAGCGCGACAGGTGTTGCACAGTACGCAACAGCAGCAGCCAACAGTGCTACTGCATCAGCTAACTCAGCTACAGCTTCAGCCACTAGCGCCACAGCAGCATCTACAGCAGAAACTAATGCTGAAACCGCTGAGACGAACGCAGAGACTGCTGAGAGCAACGCAAGCACATCTGCTGCCACTGCTACTACTAAAGCCTCAGAAGCCGTTACAAGCGCATCCAGTGCGTCTACGAGTGCTTCTACGGCAACGACCAAAGCATCAGAGGCTTCCACTAGCGCCAGCAATGCCTCAACCTCCGAAAGCAATGCTGCTACGTCAGCCTCTGGTGCATCTACCTCAGCCACTAACGCAGCTAGTTCAGCCACAGCTTCTGCTGGTTCAGCGAGTGGTGCATCTACATCTGCAACTAACGCTAGTAACAGTGCTAGTGCAGCATCTACATCTGAGACTAACGCTGGTAACTCAGCGACAGCAGCGGCTGGTTCAGCTACTACAGCATCAACAGCAGCGACCAATGCAGGCAACAGTGCCACAGCAGCTTCAGGTAGTGCATCTACTGCATCAACTCAAGCCAGTGCAGCAGCTACCAGTGCTTCCAACGCAGCTACAAGCGCCTCTACAGCGTCTACACAGGCAAGCAATGCCTCTGCTAGTGCAACGGCTGCGGCTACTGCTGAGACCAATGCAGAGACAGCAGAGACTAATGCAGCCTCTAGTGCTTCAGCAGCGGCTGGTAGTGCTACATCAGCAGCTAACAGTGCTACAGCGGCAGCAGCAGAGTTATCCACAGCAGCACTAAAGGCTAACAACTTGTCTGATCTGGCTAACGCTGGTACGGCTAGAGGGAACTTGGGTCTAGGTACAGCAGCTACTACAGCGGCTACGGACTATGCTACGGCAGCGCAAGGTGCAACGGCTGACTCAGCTTTGCAGTCTAATTCAACTTTAAACGCAGACAACATGACTACTGGTACACTCAACGGTGGAACTTACTAAAGGTATTTAAACATGGCAACAAAAATTGTAACTAAAAATAGCTCCACCGCTGGTGCTGCCCCTACAGCAACTGATCTTGTACAAGGTGAACTGGCGGTCAACGTAGCTGACGGTAGGTTGTACACAGAAGACAATGCTGCGGCTATTGTAGAGCTTGGTGTAAACCCAGCAACAGAGATCACAGCCAACGCTGGTATTGCTCTTCCTGATTCACAGAAGGCTACGTTCGGTGCTGGTGATGATTTACAGATTTATCATGATGGTAGTAATAGTTGGATTCAAGATTTAGGGACAGGCAACCTTGTTATTCGCGGCACGAACCTAAACTTGCAGAAAGTTGGAGGAGAGTCTTATATTACTATGGTTGCAGACGGTGCAGTTACTGCCTTCTACGACAACGGCCCAAAACTAGCCACCACCTCCACAGGCATAGACGTTACTGGCACAGCCACGATGGATGGGTTGGACCTGTCTCTTATACACATCTGACGCTGCCGACGAGCGATCTAGTGTAG